GATGCCGCCAGTGAGCGTCGTTGTGTTGAAGGCCGAATCAACAGTCTTAAGAAGGCTGAGCCCAAGCCTAGCGCGTTCGTCGACAAATGTATCGAGGAATTCGCCACGGCGTGCATGCGAGGATGTGTCCTTCACCCCGTAGAGGTAGAAGAGATAGAGCTCAAACAGACCAGACCGCAACAGAAGCTGTCGTTGTTCCGCGCTTTCGTGGCCGGCCCAAGGATCCAGCGTTTGTTAAAGTGCTTCGTTAAAGCTGAGTCGTATGGCGATGTGAAAGATCCCCGGAACATCTCCACGTACAACGACTCTGATAAGCTTACCATGGCCCAATTTGCAATGGCCTTGTGTGAACACTTGAAACAATTCGCTTGGTTCGGCCCCGGCAAGACGCCTGAACAGGTCGCCACGCGGGTGGTTGAGATTTGCGGTGACGCAGATGCGGTTAATCAGTCCGACCTACATCGTATGGACGGCACTATTACCTATCTGCTGCGCAATGTCGACCGTGCTGTGTTCCTGAAGGCCTTCAGGAACCACCAACCCGCGGTGAATGAGCTTTTGAAGCGTAACGCAGACAATGTCGGCGTGCTCCCCAACGGGACTTCTTTTGAACAAGGACCATCGCATGGATCTGGGTGCTCTGCTACGAGTGTATCCCAAACTTTGCGAGCTGCTTTCTGCGCATACCTCGGCTTCCGCAACTCCACCAAAGCTAGTGGAGAACGGTACAGCCCGAGCGAAGCGTTTGCAGCTCTCGGAATCCACCTTGGTGATGATGGATTGGACGCTAACCTCCACATCGCCAACCACAAGTGGGCCGCCGCAAAGGTTGGGCTCGTGCTCGAAGCAAGCACTGTACGCCGAGGGGATCGAGGGGTCTCATTCTTGGCACGCTTTTATTCGCCAGACGTGTGGCATGGCCGTCTTGACTCTATGTGTGATGTCAGAAGACAGCTGTCCAAATTCCACGTTACGCTTCGCCTACCTCATGGGGTTACGGCTGAAGCTAAATTGGCTGAAAAAGCAATGGGCTTCGTCGCCACAGACGGGAACACACCGGTCATCGGGCCGCTCTGCAAGAAAGCAGTGGCACTCAGTGACATTGGCCGAAAACGAGCTGAGCTCGGGATTGGTCCCTGGTGGTCCCAATTCGACGAGTCAGTGCAGTTCCCTAACAACAACGACGACGGTTGGATGGACGCGGAGTTTCGTACTCAGTTTCCAGAATTCGACCATGACACGTTTGCTCGGTGGCTTGCTACCGTTCGCACCTCTGGAGATCTCCTACGAGCTCCTTTGTGTGCTGAACCCAAGCCAGCTACCCCCGCAGTTGTCGCAGTCGTTGTGGATGGAGATGTGCTCCCAGCTAAGAAGGCTGAAGTTGCGGCAGTCGCCGCCAAGCCCCCCCAAGCTCCGGCCACAAGCGTGGCGCCGGACTCCCCTGCAGATGCTGCAGTAGCGCAAGTCGCGCCGGAGGCAACTCCCACCCAAACGGACAGCAAGAACCTGCCCACCCCCGAACCCCATAAAGGAAGGGACGGTGATTGGCAGGTCGTCACGCGCAAGAAGAAGCAGCGCGTGAAGTCCGACAAGCGCGCACCGCCTTCGCGGCCCAAGACTAAATGGGTCCCGAAGGCCAAGGCGCCGTAATGAACGGCGTAACGGGTTTTTCTTCTTTCTACATTTTCCCCCTG